TGGTCGCTTGCCTAGCAACGGGGCCCAATCCGTTGCACCATGGACGCATCGCGCATCCTGACCGCTTGGTCTGGCGTGAATCAGTGCCTGGCAGCACTGAGTTGCTAATCGTCTGATGTGTTGCTGTGAACCTACTACCGCCCTTCCTGGGGCCAGCCAGGGGGACATGGGGTACCGAGAATGTGTGACGCAGAGGAACATCTCCACACAAGCACTAGCGGGTACTATCACTAGTGTGCATCAACACTAACACATACAACACACGTAACTAAACACAGCCTCGCAACAGGCCGTGAGTGCACTTCCATCGGACAGGCAGGGTTTGCGCACCCATTTAGGAGCCCTTATCGACTTAAACAAATCCACTGTAAAACTCTGTGACGCGTGCGGTGACGGACGGTAGCCCAGAGAGAGTGGTGAAATTGACACTCACTGTGCTGCTACTTGCCGCACCGCTGAACCGCACAACCGCTGTGATGATGGCTGAACTGCTTCCGATGGCAATCGCCACTGGGGTGACTAACACTGCACCACCGGAGGCGACGAATGAGGGACCACTCGCCGCAGTCAGCCCGGTGTAATTGATGACAACTAGGTAGTCACCCGCAAGTGTGCCAGGGAAAGTGATGTTATTACTCTGCACGACGGCACCAAGAATTGTGGTTTGATCCGTGTGAGCGGAACCGAACGTATTAAGCGTATCAGCGGATGTCCCGCTCGTGGTGAGCGATCGAGCGAGCGCGGTGTCAAGTGATGTAACACGCGGCTTCTTGAGCTCTATCTCATAAGTTACCCACAGATCACCCAGCACCGCGTTGGAGGTCGTGTTACCGGTGGTGCAAACGCGCGTGGTGCCGAGGTCATACATGAGGATATTATCCCCTGCAGCCACAGGTCCAGTACGCACGTATTGCACGTTGAACGGGTTCTCTTTTGGATCGCACTCGATGGGGTGGCAGATTTCATCACACGGCCGCCCCTCCGTTGCCCAATACTCGTTCATCATCTCCACCTTGTTCACAGGCACAGCCTCGTTCGCACGATAACTGGTCTGGAACATAACACTGCCCAACGCGGGGTTGGTGGAAGCCACTGACATTCCACTAGTCGGCACATAGTGGTACACCATACCGCGCACGCGGTATTCTGAGTACTGCGCCGCTACGGTGCTCAACCAAGGAAATGTGGTTGAAATGCCAGGGTTGATCGGCAAGCTGAACTTGTTGACGAAGGTTGTCGAACCAGTTAGCTCACCAATGAACTCTTTGTGGCGGACCACGATGGTCTGATCGTTGCGATGCATGGACGGGATGGTCCCATCGGGCCGGAGGCCAGTAACCAAGCTATTGCTACGCACTGTGTAATCCCCCTGACCCAACCACCGCGACAAAGCAGCCCCGAGACCGGTGCCTGCTGCAGCACCCGCACTAGCGTGCCCATACATTGCACCCAGCGCAGAACCACCTGCACCACCAAGGACACGCAAAGCGCGCCCAATGGCAGTGACTTCTTGGTTCATCTTCTTCTTGCCTGCCTTGGCCTTAGCCGGCTTGAGTTGTACTGTGATTTGCTTCTTAGATGGCATTGTGGTTAATTACTGTGCCTAGAGCCACTTGAGAGCCGGGACGGGCCGCACCTCGGCGGCGCCAGCCCCACCGGAATGCAACAGCCTGCAATCCAGCTTAAGCTCGCGGTAATAGCGCTCCAAAGCCAACTGGTAGTCGGGTGTGATTCCCGTCATGCGCCAAAAGCTTGCACGCGACTCAGGAGTTGGGTCCCAGTCACCACGCACGCCCTCAAGACGCTCAACCATGTTGGTACCACGAAAGATGTGTACGATATGTCTTTTGCTGGTGCGCACCCCATGCCGCTCAAACACGCGGTAAAACTCACGGAGTACGGGCACGCCCGGCACAAGAGCGAGCCCACACGTGCCAACAGCCCAAAGCCACTTCCGCAACGCTTTCTCGTTGGCAATCGGAAGCAGGCACATTGGATCTTTCTTCAGGCACGTGCGCACGTTGCGCACCATACGCCACAGCCGCCCGTCGAACATCGGACTACTCTGGCAGAAATCTATCTTCTCGAACACATCGACGGTGTCCTCAACGGTCATGCGGAACCCACGACGGCCAAACCACCGTGGCACGCCCTCACGGAAGCGCACCGCATCAGCGCGCTCCATGATGACTACGCAATCGTCACCGTTATTACACAACTCGCAATCAACGCCAAGCTCACGTGCATATGCCCAGACAAGGGCACACATCAGCAGGCAGTTGCCAAGTGAGGTGTTGAGGTCACCGCTTGATCTCGTCCCGGGCATACGGAACGAGACCTCACCATCAGGGCAGTAGGCCTTCCCGCGATTGTACAGCTGTTGACGCAGTAACTGCCTCAACCGCTGACACCTAAAAGTCGCGTTATATATGGAGTGTTCGAACTCCAGCGCGGGAACACCTACGTGCATGTCGAACTTAACCGCATCCAACCCTATCGCAACCGGATCACTGTACCGGTCCCACTTGTCCTTGACCACCGAGGCAGCCTCCACCACATTCAATCCCTTAATGACGGTGTGCGCCGTGCGCGCACCCCACACCTTGTTGATTGCCTTGTAGTAGAGCTTCTCTGTCTTCTTCAGGTATTTGCCCAACATTACGTTATACCTGGGACTGCGAGGGTTGATGATGCGGCAGGCCTTGTCAAGGGCCTGCTTCTCGAATTTTGTGAAGGGGCGCAGCGTCGAGTCGCCGCGGTTTAGAGGCTCGGCACACAACGACTCGTATGCCTTCTCATATATCCGCCTTTTTGCACCCGTGTAGCAAGATACGACTTCGCGCACAGTTAACACGTGGGCATCGGGTCGGACGAGAGAAACCACACCGCGCCGGAACTCGCGTAAAAACCGAGTGTCAAACGCAGCGGGCGAAACCTCCAATGGTCTGTGAAATGTTCCCCCTACAGAACACAAAAAGTAACGCTCAAGCAATGCCCGTTTCACAGAATTGACATTGTTGTTAAATACCCCAAAATTGTGTGGGGGCCCCATGCGCGTCATAACATGGTACGATCGTGGCTTGGTTGGCTGCCCGTTACGGTAAACGCGCAGCTGGTGCGATGCAGGACCACCATCAACCCTCTGCTTGTTGATAAAATCACGCTTGCAGACGGGTACCGTATGATGGGTGTCCTGACCAGTCATCCGTAGTGGGCGCCCCTACCAGTCGTACATGGGCGTCTCATTCTTGATGAGAGCCCGTACGAACGGGTTACGGCGCGCACCACGGGGACGCCAACGTGCCTTGTGACCATGCGTTTCATCCTCAAAGAACACATACTCGATCCAATCGATGTGAGCAGCAGCATCAACATCACGCACGTTGTAGTCTCGCAGCCTACGCACGATCTCACGGCGCACCAACGCGACATTGTCCGGAGTTCGCACCATAGCACCACGACCCAACTTCATGCGTAGTGCGATGGCCACAGACGCGGCAAACGCAGGTACCTCCATAACCATGTGGTCCGGGGCATCCTGTGTCATGCCGGCCTGTTTGGCGACGTAGTCCGGAGCAGACAAGCTCTGTGTGTCCACAGATTTTGCCATATGTCGGCTAGTAGCGTTGCGGAACCGCATGTCACTAATCCAATCATCGGCAAGGTCACCAGAGCACAGGCACTTCAGGGCCAAGCGCTTGGTGGCGCCAATGAGCTTTTCATACCACCATGCCTCCGCTCGCACGGGTCTAACTGCAGTAGCGCCATCAAAGGCGTCAAACCGCACCAGTGCAGGCGGGGAACGAGGTGGTGGTGACAAAAGGGTCCCACTCTCCACAGCTTCACTCGGGTTGTAGCCAAACCTCGTGTAGGTGCTGCGAACTACCTCTTCAGGACTATTTCGTACGCCTTCCGGGAGTAGCGCGTTCTCACGGACGCCAGAGTCGATGGCATCAGTGAGGGCGCGGTACTCCGCCGCTGCGGCAGGCCCATCGAAAGGATTCGGCGCGGGCCGCCCAAGCGGGGCTACGATGTTCAAAGCCTCGGCGGGCGGTCCGCGTGGTGGGACCGCCTGTGGGGCCTGAAACGCTGGCACATCAAACCGCGGGTGCGGTCGTGCAGGTTCCAAACCCAGCCGATGATTGACATCGTAGGTTGGAGGTGCAGGCCCAGTGGGAGGGCGAGTCCTGGCGTGGCCGTGGCGGCCAGACGTTCGCTTATCGTCTCGCGACTGACGGCTCCTGCGAACGTTACCTCGGAGCATGGTTGACAGAATTGGC